TCCGTGGGTCTTGCCGCGCTCGGAGAGCAGGGCCATGGTCGCATCAGGTTCGGATTTGGATTGAGTCAAGGTATTCACCAAGCGTTTGATTTGGGCTGCGTCTTCCAAATGGGCTCTCCAAAATGACGGAGGGGACCGAAGCCCCCTTCGAGGTTTAGGCTAGATCAACCGCGCCAAGTCACAGCCTTAACAGCCCACATCTGAGCAGTCTGTGCCTCGGTGATTGCGATTGAACATAAACGAACCATTTCGGGGTTATCACCGCGAGCGATGTAGCACTTGCGAAAGTCGTTCATGTGATCGATGACGTCTGCGTACAATATCTTAAGCTTATCAACATCGCCATTGCTAGAGGGGTTGAAAGACAAACCCACAGCACGCTCACCGAAGGTCATTGATCTGCTATTTTCATTTTCCATTTGCTATCTCCTTACTCCGCCGGTGCCGTCCTCGACACTTCCCCAAACGCCTGAGTTCCATCCTCAGACATACGATGCTTGACCACAGCGAGTACCTGAGAATTGACCACCTCGCCGTTGCGGGTGCGACGGGAGAGCGGTTCGCTGAGGTCCAGGCCACAATGAGCGTGGAACTCATCGAGCCGATACACAGCGTCGTCGGTGATATAGTAGGTGGACGAGAGGTTCTTGGACTCAAGGCCGCCGACTTCTTCAAGGGCGTCGCCATCCACGTCATCCAGTGGGCTCATGGGTCGCAGCGGGAACTTAACGAACGGGGTTCCTTTTTTCGATGACTTCCCTTCCTCGGGCTGGCCCACGACGCAGAGGTAGGTGCCTTCGGGGAGCGGCTTCGGGCGGTTGATTTCGGTCGGGGCTTCGTCGAGGATCGAGGCAAAATTGGCGCGTTCGTTCATTGTGTGGGTCCTTGGGTTACGAGAATGCCGGTGATTAAATTGCGGAGTTGGGTTTCGATGTGGGTGATTGCGGTTTGAATGTCGGGTGATGGCTCCCTGATGTTGAGTAGGTAGTTGTGAATGCTCATGATGGTTTGGAGGTCGCTGGTGAGGAGTTGTGGAGTGGGTTGAGTGAGGTTCATGCTGGGTTCCTAGAAGGGGATATTGTCGTCAGGTGCAGTTGTCTTAGGTGGCGATGCTGCCATTGGTTCTTTGCAAAGCTCCTTCTGTTTTTCTATTGTAGCTTCGAGAAGTTTCTCTACTTCACGATATGAAGTATTGGTATCTCGAATTCTTGACAAGCACTCAAGCGCAATGCTTAAGTTCTTTATCTCCATCGTGTATGAAATCATGTTCGTCTCAATGTCAGGGACTTGGGTTTGGCAACTGGTGTTGCCTCAGACTTCGCGGGTTGTCCCTTTAATATCGCGAAGAATTCGGCGAGGCCGGTGTCGGTGGGGAGTTCGGCCGGCATGGCATCTGGGCGGCCGTTGGCAAGGGAGATCATTTGGTTTGAGGTTAGTTGGATGGTTCGCTTGTCCGCCTTTTGGATGTAGCGGATGTAGTTGGGGAAGTAGGTGGGGATCTTTGGGGATAGCTTCTGACCGATGCCTTGAGGGAAGATTTTGGTTGTGCCATCGTCAAGGGTCATGTATACGCCATGGCAGATGACGATGACGTTGCAACGAAATTTAGGTGAGGTGAGACCGGCCAGTTGCTTCTCGACATCGTCTTGGGCGTTGCCATAGATTGCTCGGCCGTCGGCTTGACCGCCTCTGCCAACTGGGGTCATGCTGCGATGGAACTCCATAGCAGCGTCGCACCAGCGGCTGAGGGAGTCAATGACAAGAATGGTGTCGTCGGGCCAAGTTGCTGGTGAGCCAAGCTCGATGACTTCGCCGGTGATTGAGTCGGTGTAGGTCCAGTTGTTGAGCATCTTGAGCGAATCGATCCAGCATTTGGGCTTGCCGTCGACCACGGTGCCAGCGGGGGTGACTTTGTAATCGTCGCGAAGACTGTGGTACTCGACGTTCTCGATCTTGTCTGGGCAGTGGGACATGATTTGATATTTGAGTGGATCGAGAAGGTTGTCCATGTCGAGGATGCGGAGTTTGTAGCCGGCTTTGACTAGGGATACCAAAGATGATGTCTTACCGGACTTTGCATCACCGAGAAGCAGGAGTTTGACGAGGGCGTTAGAGTGATGGTTGCTGAGGCTGGGCATCTGGTCTCCTTTTGAAGTCTTGGCATCGGAAGCGGGAATCAGTGATGTTGCTGGAGTTGCCGGATTCAGATTGTTCACATTGGCCCTCGAACTCAGCGTGTTGTCGCCAGCCTGTGCAGGTTTCGCAGCAGTTGGGCGGCCAGCGGAGCCAGGAAGGGATTAGCGGCTCTTCAATGGGTTCCATCGTTGATCAGGCTCCAGTTTTTCGAAGTCAGCGGCTAGGAATCTTTCTCGAACTGATGGGGATTTTGAACATATATCACGATAGCGACAACCCCCAAACTTATCGCATGAGCTATCATTCATCGGCCAATAGTCATTCTCCGCATAACGTTCGGCGTTTTCCAATAGTACCCGAAGGTCGGCAAGCCATTCTTCAAGTTGATCCTCGGTGCGATAGGTGAAGCCACGGGCGAAAGCGTTGGGTTTTTCTAAGAGGATTTGGGCAGCGTCGATGATCACTCCGCGGATAGGGGCGCCCATGATGATCTTACCGGCGAGGGTGTACAGAGTCATTTGGTTGTTGGGTTCGTATTGGTTGAAGTAATATCCGCTGAGGGTGGTGGTAGTGGTCTTGCGGTCCATTACCAGAAGTTGGTCGTTGAAGCTAACGACTCGGTCGAGATGGCCACAGAGGAGGTAGGGTTGGGACTCATATGAAGGTCCGGGGTAGCCAACGTCACCCGGCTCCAGGCCATCTTTGCATTCACCCGCCCTTGGCCCCCAATCAAGCTCAAACCTAAAACTCAACTCTACCGCGGGGGTTCCATCGGATTTGATGTAGGTCTCGGCCGGGTCGGGATCGAAATGATCCAGATAATCGACCACCAGAGCCACCAGAGTTTCACGATTCTTGTAACGTCCAGCCTTTGTCGCCGGGTCTGGGGTCCAATCTGCGACACGCTCCATAAGTCCGCGGACAACCACTCGAATTGCGGCTTCACGGTCATGGTTTTCATCCGCCATAAGGCGATCGAATTGCTCAAGCGCTGCATGATATTCCATTCCGAAGCGTAGGTGGACGGATTCGCCGCGTGGTGCCCAGCCGTCGAGCATGACATATTGGTAAAGCCTTGGGCAGGTCTTGATATAGCCTAGCGACGTGGAGTCCCAGGCGTACTGCGCCTTGGTCCCCGGAAGGAATGGTGAGGTGGTGCCTGTGGTGAGGGTGGATTCGTTGACGGATTGGTCGGGCATCAAATCCTCCTCGTGACCACCGGCAATCCTGTTGGGATCTTGGGTGCTGGCAGGTTCAGCAACGACGTGATATCGAGCTTGGGGGTAGCGGGGCGTTCGAACTTTTCACCAGCTGCCTTGCGGGCTCGGTTGCGGCGGTGGTAGATGATGATGTCGTCGATGTCCGAGTCGGTTAGGGTGGTCGCCGGCTTGGCGTTGATTTCCTCAATGCGTTGCATAAGGGTGTTGATGTCGTTAATTGCTTGATCTGTCATTCCGGCAACTCCTGATCGAGGGTGACTCCAGGTTTGATGATGAATAGAAGGTTGGGGTCAGAGGTGAGAGCCACGACGTAGTTCTTAAAGTCATCAGGGCGGTTCTTGACTAGATAATCTTTGGTGTAGTTGGCAGGTTCAGCCACCACTGCAATACCCATCTCAGAGCGTGCGGCTCGGGCCCACAGTTCAGTCCAGAGGCGGTGGTTGATGGTCATCAGTGGGTTCCTCGATAGGGTTCATGTCAAGTGTATTTATATCCAACCCAACTTTTTCACACAAACCCTCAATCCAAGCTCGAAGCTCAGCGAGTCGAAATGTTTCTTGATTGCCAGATAACTTGCATAGAGCTTCATCAACTTGACACAATACATACGCGCCATTTGAATATAGCAGGTCGGTATATACTTCATATTGCTCTCCATTGTTATCAAAAGCGGGTAAGTCTGAACCCAAATCTACGTGGTATATATAAGTTAATTCACCTTTTAAAGTGTTAATTCTGAGTTTATTCATTCTCGTAAACCTTCTTCTGGTTGATTGTCATCGGTGGGTTCCTCAATAGGTTCAGCGAGGGCAAGCAGGTCATGACGACCGTGGGGGGAGATATACATCCACCATTCACCGGTGGTGTCTTCGCGGATCTGGACCTTGAGATCGTCGAACTCGGAGACATCGTAGAGTGGATGGTCGCTTTGATAGACCCGGCGGGATTCATTGCGTTGAATCTGCCGGGCCATGTTCATTCGCATTTGCAGGGTCTGGGCATCTTTGGAGGTGCCAACAGGGATGCGGATGCCACCAGGGGTATCGGCGGCAGCGGAGTAGAAATCGTAGCAGTCGGTGTAGGCGGCGCGGGCGGTGGTGAGACTCACGGGTTCACTCGCTTTGGTTGGTAAGATTCTCGGGTTTCCAATCCCAAGTATAGCTCGGATAGTAGTCATTACAGTTGTCTGTACCAGCAAGGAGAATGGTTAAGTTATTGTCTGCGTTAATAATCTGAATACCCTCTGCACGCTCGCCATATTCAGACTTTACCCACGGCTCGACACGAAAGTCACCACGATAGAATTGCCAATTGCCAGTGTAAGATAAATCTTCACCACCGATGATTAGATCGGCTGAACTGCGATAGCCATCATCGGGGTTCTCGCAAAAGATAGCTGTGTATTTCTCAGTGGTGAAAGCGTGCGCTTCGGCGTTGATATCAAACGGATGCTTTACAGCCTCAGCGATACGAATGTGTTTGAAGTTGCCATAGAGTAATTCTAGGTTGTTCATGTTAAGCTGCCTTATCGAATTGATAAAGGTCCTGTTGATCCATTAGATCGATTAGGACTTGATCGTAGGGATGACCGGGGATGCCTGTGGCATAGTGACAAAGCCACAGGGCGTGGGCGTAGTCCTGTGGGGACTGAGCGTCGATGCAGCGTTCGTACCAGGGTGTGGTTAGCAATCGAGCATGTGCGTCAAAACCATCCTGGATGGTGTTGTAGTCGGCAAAGTATTGAGGCATTGCTTGATAGACACCGTTGATGGTTTCGTGGGTCCAGCGGATGGTGGCTTGGCCAGCGGCGACCTGGTCATGGGTGGCTTTGATGCCGAAGTAGTTGTTGCGGCCGGATTGGTGCTGGCCCCAAGCTGATTCGATGGCCCATTGGGCGAGGATTATGGAGATAAATGGGCCTCGGGGGTAGAATTTGGAGTGGGAAGCGGTGGCGATGGGGATGATGGGGGTGAAGCGGTAGTCGGTCATAGAGTATCCTTTTCGGCAAGGTCGCCTTGTTCAAGTTCAAGGTCGCCGACTAACTGTACAGCCTCAGCGTAGCCTTCCCAGTTATCGACTCCGCATTCTCGAAGAGCCTCAAGCATACGTTCGGCTCGTATCAATCTATCGTAGGCTTTCTTGGCGATTGTGATTGTTTCTTCGGTCATTGTTCTTAACTCCTGGGTCATTGTATACTTAGAGTATACCCGATTGCCTCTGATTTGTCAAGGAGTTAGTCGTATTCGCTGTCGTCGGACCATAATTGGTAGATAGCGTCGATTGCAGCGTCGTAGGCTTTACGATCCTTGTCGAGCTTGTCATAGAGCCAGTTGGCCCGGTTACCTTTGACCTTGCGGCCGGCGATGTGAGTGATTTCGAATTCCTCGACCCAGCTGGAGGGGATGCCTACATCGGGATCGGGGCCTTGGATGGTGTAGGCCACGGTGACTGGAAGGCCACCGAGGATGCAGATGGTGCAGGTGGGCATGGGATTAGTCTTCCTTCCCGAGCCGCGCGCGGATGGCGGAGGGTTGTCGAGCATGATCAACCATGCGAAGCGCACCGTAGACGTGGATCATATTGATGATATCGATCTTGCCATCCCGTTCGAACTCACGCTTTAGATATTCGAGGGTATCGATAATTTCGGCGATGGTCTCGGGCTTAATCATCCCGGTAGGGCTTGCGGGCGAGTCGGGCTTTGGTAAGGGAGCGTGAGTCATGGGCGTAGTCCAGTTTGGCGAGGGCGGTGGTGACGTCGGGTGAGGCGGTGGAGTAGACTTCGCGAACGGCGGATTCGAGGGAGAGATGGCTTTCCCACATCAGGCGTTCGATTTCGCGGTGAACGGCGAGGGCGTTGCGGTAGAGGGCGGTCATGGTGTATTTTTCTTAGACATTGCCAATCGCTGGCGTTCGAGACGGTTCATCTCTGTTTCAACAGCGCTACGCTCAGTAACCAACTCAGCGCGTCTAGCGGACAGTATTGTAATCTCATCATCGAGCTTTTCCATATTATTATCGATACGGTCAATTTGTTTCTTGAGTGTTTGCTCAGCTATTGACATGCGTTTCATGAGTGCAACTTTCCCTTTGCCATTTCAACAACAGTGTGTTGCATGCGTTTGAATAACTCGGCCATCCCAAGCCAGCCTTTGGCGAGGAGCTTATCCATGTGGTTGTCCTCGGTGGCGCAGAGATGGCCATACATAGCGCAGGCTTCTTGCAGGTAGATTAGATATTCAATGATCTGGGCCAGGAGTTCGGAACGGGTGACTTGGCCGGCGGAGGTGGAGTAGGGAAGGCGTTTGGACATTATAACCTCCTGGTAATAACTGGTAACTTTGATTCTTCCTTGATCCCTAGCAGATCCAGCAGGTCAACCGCAGGTCGATTGGCGAAGGGCTGTAGGGTCCAGGTATGGACTTCGTAGTCGTGGAGACAGAGATCGACTGCGGTGTAGATGGCGGTGGCTAGGTCTTTGGAGGAACTGAATCCGATGGCGTTTATGTAGCGCTTGGGGGACTCAGGGACTACCTCACGATCCGCAGGTAAAGGGCGAGTTGCGGTGACTTCCCAGCGATCGGGAGTTTGGCGAAGGGTCAGGGTACAGCCATCGGCGCTGGCTGAGTCGAGTGCGGATTCAATGGTCATGGGCGGGGGTCCTAGTACACTCGCTTCGCTCGCTATACGAGAATCTTCATCTGTCGCAATACAGCGCGTGCATTATCGCGTTGCGTGGGCGTGCCGGGTTGATTTGTAGGCTGTATATTGCCAATGTTGAATGGGGAAGCATGGTCAACACAGTCGAAGGAACGTTCTTTGACTAGTCCAAGGACTTGAGACAGCCCGGTTGTGGTTAGATGGTAGCGGATTACGATTGGGGCACCATCAGGGCCGTGAAATTCGGTGTAGAGATCGCGGCCGTCGGACCAGATTAGGATGGCGCGGGGCGGGGCGGCGGAGAGTGCCCTTGTATCAGTCTTCACCATGATCTTTAACCTTGTGGTTTGGGTACTCTTTGATTAACCAATAGTCTTTTAGGGCGCGGGAGTCAGTGAGCATGGTGGTGTTCCACGGATTAATAGAACATGATATGAATAGCAGCGCCGATGAATAGGTATATGATCCCGGCATACATGGTCATACCAAGTTGATCTAGGAATGTAAAGCGTTGCATGGGTCAAGCTCCTAGTGAAGTCTCAGACTCCCTCGGTCTAGCCGGAAGATCGCACCTTCCGGCTAGGGATTGGAGAGGTTAGAAGTCTAGCATATCTGGATCAATTTCTTTGCCGGCCATCCAATAAGGCTTCTCGCCGCCACCATTGGTCCATTGCGACCATGTGAGGTCGCTGGGCTTCCGCCAATGAGGACGATCGGCGTAGGGCCTGATTGATTCACCATCTTTGGCAGTATGGCCAGTCGCAATCGAAGAAGTAGTTTCCACAGTCGCATGGATAGGATCCGCTCCACTCTGATTCCTGGGCTCAACATTACTTGGGAGTGCTTCGGGATAGTGTCCATCGTCGCCAACGATTGAGTCTGCGGCGTAGG